ATCCGCCGGGCATTAGTGGAAGTGACGGCAGTAACAAGATTCAGACAGGTTCCGGCACAGTATTCATAGGGGATTAAGGCCAGTCGCTCGTTGTATTCTGTGTGTAAGTCGTCTGACGTTAATACTAGCAAACCAACTCTAATCTATAAATGCAATAGACACTTGTCCTCTCTATCCAACACCCCTATCGCTAATCTCTAGTCCTTTTCCCTCCGGTTGAATCTCAAAATTTTTTCGTGCTGGTTTCTTTCTCTAAATACTCTTTACAATGAATCTGTTGAAAGCAAAGAATATCCTCTGGCCAGAGTGGTATAAAGAGTATAGTATCAAACAACTCGAAAACTTCTATAACTATGATCGTTTACTACTCAAAGGCAATCGTACAGAATCGCAGAAATTTCGTTTAGAATGTTTAATGCAAGATATGGACGAGAATGGATTACTCTATCCGATCATTGTCTCCTGGAATGGATATCGTGTGTCTGTCGGACATCAGAGAGTGTGGTATGCCTATAAGAAAGGATATTCGCATATCTCTTGTTATCATATACCCAATCAGAAAATATGGGACCGAATAATGAAATCACAGTATAGTGATGATTATTGGCAAAAGAGAGTGGGGGAGAAAAAAATCTTGTTAGCTGCAAAAAAAGCGAACCAGGTGATAGAACGAGGATATAAAGTGGAGGAGATTGCTTGTGAGAATATTACAACGATTGATGACAATACTCCACAAGACGATAAGAGGGCAATGGATGCCATGTTGTCCAAAGAGATACCCGAGAAAGGAATGCTCTGGCCGATCCTTCTCCGACCGCAAGAGGATCATATGTGGGATGCTCATCGACATAAGATGAAGAATCCGTTAGCCAAGTATATTGTCTGGTATGGAAATAATCGATATCGTTATGCCGTTCGTAATGGATTTACTCATATTCATGCCACTCCTCTGTATGAACAATCCGGACAAAGTAGAGAAGAACTCTGTCGGTTGATGAACATACCGACAAAGTTCAACGGATTAAATAATTCGTATTTAGAAGAAGGTCGTCTTATCTTAAATACAGAGGACCAGTCCACTGCATAGGATAGTGTCCGTCAAAGACATTACCACGAGCACGGTTCAGTGCAGGTGCTCTCCAGGAAGCGGCTTTCAATATATCACCTTTTCGAAATCGAAGTTGACCACCAGGGGTGTACATGTCTTCTTTCACAATGAAACTGTGAACAGAACCCTTCGATACTAACTTAATAAATTTCTGTCCGGGTTGAATTTTCCAAGAGTTGGCGAACTCTTGTTTCATATTTTCATTATCAATAAAACGATCATAGTCTTCGTTACTTGCTTCGATAATGTTTGAAATGCCTTCGTCTAAAGACTGTGCAGGTTTTACTTCGATCATGTTATGCTACCTCCTGAATTAAAGTATAAGGAACTCTCCATTTCGTTCCAGTGGATTCTTGGATTAATGCTTTGGATGGATTACATTTCAGTATCACTCCAAAGTGTTTACGACCTTGTGGTCGACCGAATTGGACTTTCTCACCAATTCGAAAACCGGCGAAGGAACCCTTCATGGGGTTTCTACGTCTGGTAGTGACTTGTTGTTCACGTACCATTTTAGATACAGTCACTAGACAATCGTCTGGTAACTTTTTGAGAAGATCCTTGATCTTCAACATGGTTTCTAAATTTGTTAAGTTGTGTTTCATAATGTAGTTCTCTCTTTCTTATTGGTTAAACATGTCTAGGTCTTCGATCTCATCGAAAGACACAATTTCAACATCATCATAGTTTGTTTCGTAATCACTATATTTGGTTAATAGTGTCTTACGTGTCTTACAAAACCCTTGAACAGGTTTTGGTTCAAAGTTAAACTCTTTTAACAGAGCGTCTAGGTTTTCGTCTTCATACATTTTGTTTTTCATACTTTTTATTCTATTGGTTTATTTGGTGAATACAAGGGTTATTTGGTAATATATTATTACTTTTGTTGGTCATTATTGTCGCACCTCTTCGATTGAAAATAATGAAATATCTTCGGTAGATACAGATAAAATTCGGTCATATTCTTCTAACATATCATTGAATGTTTCTTCGAAATATTCAACGGATTTATCGGGATAAGTTACTTTAAATAATTGTTTTTCCATATCTCTACGCTATCAGGTTGCACGGTATAGTCAAGGGTTAAAAAGGAAAAAATTGGTAAAATATTGCCACATTCTGTCGCACTGCGACATATTGTCGCACCCCTTATAAATATTACTATGAGTGAATGTAAAAATTGTGGTCATGGATGTCACTGTTCGAACGGTGGTTCGTGTACATCTTGTGGCTGCGGAAACTGTGAGTGTAAGTAATGGCAAAAGCAAAGTATGATAAAGATAAAGTAGCCCACGAATCAATCGTCAAAGGTACGTCTATTGGAGATGGTAAACTTAAACTTAATTCTATGAACAAATCAAAACGCAGAGATTTCAAAAAGTATAATCGTCAAGGTCGATAAATCTTATAGATTGTCATATAAATATTGGTATGGCAGGTCGTTACGATACAACATCTTTAAGTAGAGAAAGATCAAATCGAACTTACAAAGATTTGAATTTATCTTTTATTAAGAATCCTGCAACCAAAGACGTTGCAAAATTAAAAGATGTTGAAGCAGTCAAACGAAGTGTTCGTAATTTAATTGAACTGAATCATTTTGAAAAACCTTTTCATCCAGAGATTGGTTCTGATATAAGAAATCTGTTATTTGAAAACATGACACCAGTAACAGAGATTGCCATAACACGAGCAGTGGAAGATTTATTAACCGCCTATGAACCCAGAGCAAAATTGATTAGTGTTAAATCCAATCCACAGTACGACCGAAATGCCTATCAGGTGTCAATAAGTTTTTATGTTATTGGTTCTGCTGAATCAATTACAATTCAAACCATGTTAGAGAGAACACGTTAATGGCAAATGATTTACAGATTACTGATTTAGATTTTGATGATATCAAAAATAATTTAAAAACATTTTTATCCAGACAAACAGAATTTACTGATTATGATTTTGAAGGTTCTGGTATGAATATTCTTTTAGATATTCTTGCTTACAATACTCATTACAATGCCTTTCATGCTAACATGCTTGCCAATGAAATGTTTTTAGATTCAGCACAAACACGTTCTGCTGTAGTATCTCATGCTAAACATGTTGGATACACACCAAGATCAGCTCGTGCATCAACAGCCAGAGTAAACATTACAGTAAATAATGTTACTGGTGTTTCTACTTTAACAATAAATAAAGGTGCAACACTAACAACCTCGGTAGATGATACCACTTATCAATTTGTTGTCAATCAAGCAACAAGTATTACACCAACTAATGGTGTCTTTACATTTTCTAGTGTTCCCATTTATGAAGGTACTTTAGTTACTGAAAGATATACAGCAAATACATCGGATGCTGATCAACGTTTTCTTATTAACAATATTAATTCCGATACAACAACATTAAAAGTTACTGTTCAAAATTCTTCTAGTGATACAACAACACACACTTATACTTTAAATACAAGTTTAACCGATATTACTTCTACCTCTCGTGTTTATTTTTTACAAGAAGTAGAAGATCAAAAATTTGAAGTATTCTTTGGTGATAGTGTATTTGGTAAAGCAATAGAAAATGGAAACATTGTAACTTTGGAATATATTGTTTGTAATACAGATGAAGCAAATGGTGCATCTAGTTTTTCTTTCTCTGGTACAATCGGAGGTTTTGCTAATATCACAGTCACTACAACTTCAAATGCAAGTGGTGGAGCTTTACCAGAAACAGTTAAGTCAATTAAGTTTAATGCACCAAGAAGATATTCAGCACAAAATCGAGCAGTCACAACAGCAGACTATAAAGCAATTGTACAAGATGTATATGCAAATGTACAGTCAATACAAGTATGGGGTGGGGAAGATAACAATCCTCCAACTTATGGTCGTGTGTTTATTGCAATCAAACCTACCAGTGGTGTCACATTAACAAACTCTGTAAAACAATCTATCATATCTAGTCTTGGTAATTATTCAATTGGTTCTATTATACCTGTAATTGTTGATGCTAATATTACTTACTTAGTACCTGAAGTTTATGTAAAGTATGATTCTAAAATAACATCAAAGACTGATACTGATATTGAATCAGTTGTTCTATCAAGCATTACAGATTTCAACACAAGTCAATTACAACAATTTGGTAAGATGTTTAGATATTCTAAATTTATTTCTACTATTGATAATTCTGATTCATCCATTCTTTCTAACATTACAAGATTAAAACTATATCAATATTTTACACCAAATACTTCTGGTACAAATACTTACACAATTGATTTTAATAATGGTTTATATCACCCACACGCCGGTCATACTTCTATTTTAGAAACAACAGGATTTAATACTAACGATGGTTCTGGTAGAGAATACTTTTTAGATGATGATGGTTCTGGTAATGTTCGTTTAATCTATTATGTAGGTGGAACAAAAACAGTTCAAAACTCAGCACAAGGAACCATTAATTATACCACTGGACAAATTGTAATTAATAATATTTACATTACTGCTGTTTCTAATGTTGATGGTGCAACAAGCACAAAGATTAGAATAAAGACACAACCTGCATCAAACGATATTGTTCCTGTTCGTCAACAACTTTTAGAAATAGATTTAAACAATATTATTATTGATGCAAACTTAGATACTTATGAAACTAATGCAGGTGTAGGATATACAACTAATGCAAGTTCATATGCAGGTACAGGAACAACTGCAGGTACAACAACAGGAACAACAACTACTGTGACAACGACTGGTGCTGGTTCTGGATCATCATCAAGTTATTAATGACCAATGGCAAAATATAATGATAAAATCCAATCGTATGTAAGTCAACAACTACCTGACTTTGTTTTATCACGTCATCCTCAATTACTAGAATTTGTCAAACAATATTATACTCTTTTAGAATCTGCTCAACTTACTATTACCAATCAAGGTGATGTAGATAATATTTTACTTGAAACCGAAGTTACATCTTTTCTTCAACTAAATGCTACTGATGAATTTGGAAATGATAATGGTGATTATCTTGTTGATGAACAATCTGGTATTGGTGAATTTCAATCTGGTGAAATTATTACAGGACAAACATCTGGTCAAACTGCAACAATATTAGTTGAAGATGCTGATAACGGAAAATTATATATTTCAGCAAATACAAGATTTATTATTGGTGAAGAAATTATTGGTTCAAGTTCTAATGCAACTGCAAGAGTAGGAAAATATAAAGCAAATCCTTTAGAAAATATTAATCAACTTTTAGAATATGCAAATGTTGATGAAACACTAGATGAATTTTTTATTCAATTTAGAAATGCTTTCTTAGATGCAATACCAAATGAATTAGATAATAGTTTAGATAAAAGAAAATTTACAAAAAGAGTTATTGATTTATATCGTGCTAAAGGAACTAAAAAAGCACATGAAATATTTTTTAAAGCATTATTCAATCAGACACCTGAGATATATTATCCAAACAGAGATATGCTTCGTGTCTCCGATGGTAAGTGGTCTGTCGATTCAATTTTAAAAGTTACATTAATTTCACCATCTGATGGTGATACAGGAAACTTGGTTGGGCAAACAATCACACAACAAACAGTCGTAGGTAATACAGTCATACAAGAAGCAACAGCAGTTGTTGATCTAGTTACAAAACAAACAGTTAACAACCAAGAAGTATCAACACTCTTTATTAACTCAGGAAGTATTACAGGAACATTCTTATCTTCTACTGGTGATAACTTTGATTTAGAAGATGATAGTGGTATTCTTTTATTAGAAACAGGAGATGAGATTGACCAAGAAGCACAAGTTCTTTTAACTGGTGTTGACAATACAGATCCAGATGTCATTATTACTTGTGCAATAGACAAAGTGCTTGATAATGTCACTGTAACCCAATCAGGAAGTTACTATACAACAAACGAAGTTATTACAGTTGACAATTCAACCTCCGTTGGTTCTAATGCAAGTATTACAGTAAGAGATGTTCAAGGTTCTATAATAGATTCAATCAAAGTAGAATCAGGTGGTTCTGGTTATGTAATTGGAGATAATGTTGTTGTTGATAATACAAGTGCAGGTGGTACAGGATTAGATGCTGAAGTAAGAGTTGTTAATGGTGGTTTTACTTTAGAAACATCCGATGATAGTGATCGACTTATCAATGAAGAAGGTGACATCATTATTATGGAAGATCAAACAAATAGTGGTCTTGATGACATCACTGATATTTTAATCACAAACAAAGGTCAAGGTTATACAACTGTTCCTACTTTAACAGTTTCAAGTATCGCAGGTACAAGTGCAAGTTTATTTGCCGTAAGTAATAATGCAGGTCGTATGTTAGATGTCAACATACTTGATCATGGTTTCCGATATGAAACTGCACCAATACTTACACCTAAACTTCATATGCAAATTGAAAATCTTTCTTCATCATTTACAGTTGGTGAAACAATTACCATGAACGCTGTTTATGATTTAAACTTAGAACAGTTTGATACAAGAGAAGATCGAGTAGTTTTAGAACCTAATCGTCCTTCCGAAATTTTATTAGAAAGTGATGACGGTGGTATTCAATTAGAAGATGAATCTGGTTTATTCATTACACAAGATTATGAACGAGCAGTTTCAAAGAAAAGTATTTTAGGAACAAGTCCGATTGAATTTTTAAAAGCTGAAGATGGTGATTATTTAATTGCTGAAACTTTAGTACAAGATGATACACTATTTGATATTATTGCTGAAGACAACGATACACTTATTACCGAATCATTATCCACTGCAACTGCCGTTATAGAATCCTATGATGGTGATCGAAACATTTTAACATTAACAAGTGTTGACGGAACATTCTTAGTTGGTCAAACAATTACAGGAAATACTTCAGGTGAAACTGCAACTGTCGTATTAGCAAATCAAGCATCTTTAACATCTACTGTTGGTACAACTGTTACATCATCAGGTGAGTTCGTTAATGTTGATGGTCATGTTTCTGAGTTGACTAAGAAGATACAAGATAGTTTCTACTACCAAGATTATGCATATGTTATTAAAGTAGGTGAAGCAATTACATCTTGGAGAGATGATTTAAAACGTTCTATCCACCCAGCAGGTTTCAATGTTTTTGGAGAAGTTTCTATTCGTACAAGTGTCAATGCACAAATCAAAAAAGGATTTACCTTACTCAATGGATTTGGTGAAGGTGACTTTGTATCTTTACTTGAAGTTATCTTTGCTGAGAAGATTGGTAGACGATTAGGTACAACAACTGACGGCACCTCTGTTCGTGCAAATCCAAATCGTGGTATTGAACAAGATACAGCCTTCAGTGCTAATACAAGAGATGTTACATTAAGTACAGAAAAGATTGTTAAGTTTCCTTCTCTACCAACAGAAACAATTCGTTCAATCGAAGTTCGAACTGGTATTGCAACAATGGGTCCGAGAATTGGTACTTTGCAAAACATACTATATAAGACAAGAACATTTAGTCATCCTTTGTATGACCAGACAAGTGATGATACTGATACCGGAATTACAATAGGATCACTAAACAAGATAGTTCTAACTGGTACACGAAATACAAGTTTAAATGGTCAAGCAGTGCGATTGGGTGAATTTGTAAGTAATCCTAAGATGAAAACAAATTTTGCAATTCCCGCTGAGATTACAAGATCATCTTAAAAAAGATGTATAAATAATAAAGTAAATGGAGTTTAATGAAAGATGCCAGCAATAATAACTAACAAATTTCGAGTTCACAGTGCTGAACAATTTAATGAGAGTTTTGGTGAAGCCGGCGATACTTACTATCTAGGCATTGGTCGTCCTCAAGCATTTGTTGATAATCAAGCATTCAATGATGGTACTGATGCAGCCCCACCAACTCCAAACGATGACATAGGGTCTGAGTTTTATGCTTACGATGATATGTTATCTGCTAAAAAGATTACAAGTTCTGATGTATCAATAGTCATTCCAAGAAGAAACTGGACTTCAGGTACAGTCTATGATTATTACAGACACGATTACGGAAACATCAATACAGCAGGATCTACAATTTCTGCTACTTCTGGTGCAACAAATTTATTTGATGCGACCTTCTATGTAATGAATAGTACATATGATGTTTATAAATGTATCG